GATACCGCTGGGTCTGCTCCATCGCCTCTCGGGCGATGAACCGGGTCGTAATGCCGGCATACTGATTGCTTTGATTTGGGGTCGAACCTTGGGCCATGCCTCACGCCTCCCTTATGCGGGGGCGCGGCGGCCTCCCGCTACAAATCCCAGAGATTGAGTCCTCGGGCCGCAGCATCGGCCAGCGCCGCCTCATCGGCCTCCCGGCTGCCGGGCGCGGGCCTGCGCCCTCCCGGCGACACGTTGCTGCGCGCCCCGGTCGGCTGCGTCCGCTGCTGAGCGATACGCGCGGCGGCCCCGTTACGCTGGGCCGGTGCTGCCCGCGCAGAACGCTCCAACACGTCATTGCCAACGAGAAATTTGAGAATGACCTCGCGATCCGGGTTACGGCCAGCCGCACGCTCGGACGCCAAGGTCTGCTCGACCTGGGAGCGGTATTGCTGGTGAACCCTCGATGTACGCGCCGCGATGTCATACGCCTGTTTGTCCGCCCTGTCGTTCGACCTGAACTCGATCTGCTGTAGCGCCGTTCCTACGTTCTGCCGCTCCCGTGCGACGATTGCCTGATACGCCTGCGCCGGAGGCATCAACTCCAACGACGCATAGAACTCCTGCTCCGCCCTCGCTTGCGCCTGGGGGTCGACCTGTCGCGCCTGCATTCCCTGTTGGAAACCGCGCGCCTCGGCCAACTCCCGCTCCAGGCGGGCCGCCCTTTCCTCCGCCTCCTGCCTTGCCCGGCGCTGGGCCCTGATGACCTCGGAGCCACCGCCCGAGCGCCTGGGAGCCGGAGGCTCGTCGGCTACTTCATCTTCTTGCCCTTCTTCCCCTTCTTGCCCATCGGCATCGACTCCATCCCCGCCATCCGCATCGGCATCGGCTTGGACATCTTCGACTTCATCTTCGGTGGCATCTTCCGGGCCAAGGACTTCCTCCTCGGGTACGTCAACAGGATCGGCGACCTCGCCGCGTGTGCGTGCCATTCTCTCTCCTCGGGGTGCGTTCCCCCGCTCGTTGCGGACTGCGATCGCCCGCTCGTGTATTGGCTATGCCGCTAGATAAGGTACAAAGTCAAGGCTTCTCACACGATATGTTGCTTCGGATAGCGTCTCGCATGGCGGGAATTTTGGCCTCCCATCGAGCACGCAGCGCGGGATCTTTGTACCATTTATGGTCAGAACGCAGAGACTGGGATACGCTCGCAACCGAAATCCCAAATCGAGAGGCGATCAAGGATAAAGACCATCCCGCTTTGTGAAGCCGCCGGATTTCCTCGCCGTCCAAGATCAGCCCCGACATCATTGCCTCCTCGGCATCGCCACGACGCCGGTCTGCGCGTTCTGGTCGGGATGCGGCAGGCCCGGAGGCCGTGGCGGCGCGTGCGGCCCCGCGGGCAGCGCGCCCGGTTGCGGCCCGCGCGACCCTTGTCCTTGCGCCGGAGCACCACCGCCGGTCCTCGCCTGGGCGGCCTGCATCGTCGCCATGTTCTTCATCTGCATCGACTGGATATGTGCCGCAATGTGCTCGCCGACCTTGCCGAACGGATCGCCGTTCATCTGCTTGTCGGCCATGTGGCTTTTCAGGTGCGGGATGTCCTGGTCGAGCGGGTGGACGTGCAGATGCTGCCCGCTGTTGAGGATCTGGTTCTCCATCTCCGGATCCATCGTCAGCATTTCGCGCTGATTGATGAGCACCTGATTGCCGAGGTAGGCCCCAAAGAGGTTCTGGTTCTGCATGATGACGAGCGGAGCCGGGTCGAACTCGTACCCGGCCTTGGCGAGAGCGGCCTGCATCGCCGGCTGCATCAGCGCGGCCATCCATGCGGTGCCGGCCTGTGCCATCATCCCCGCCATCTTGACCTGCTCGGCGCCGCGCCAGAGGAACGTGTAGCCGTGGCGGTTCTGCAGCGGCGGCACCTGTTCGAGCCGGGCCCGCACACCCATCTCGCCGAACTGGCGGATCGTCAAATCGGTGTCGCGGAACTGGTAATCGTAATCGACGATGAGCCCGAGCATCGGCGTCAGGATGCCCTCGACCGGCACCTTGACGCCCTCGGCCGTTGTCAGAAGGTCGACCTGCTGCTCCTGCGCTACCATCGCCTGGTTGGGCTTGCCGGCGCGGGTCTGCTGCGGGAGCATCGACGGGTTTACCCCGAGGGACTGGAAAATGGCCGCCAATGCCATTTGAACACGGGTCTGCGCTCGCGGCGTGAGATCCGGGAACGTGAGCAAAGAAATTGCATCTTTCCCCCCGTCCCAGATTGCACCCACACCGAACACCAGAGGACCGTTGGACTTCTCCGGGTCTCGTAGAACGATGGGCGCCGCCGAGAGCGTCGCAGCATCAGCCCCCTCATTAATCGCATCGTTGGCCTCGTATTGCAGGCTGTCGACATAGGAAATGAGCGACTTCCCCTTGAAGACGCCCGGGGTTTTCTCGAACGGCACCGAGAGGAGCGGGCAACGGTCGTTCCAGTAGGGGTTGCGCTTGGCCCCGAGTTGCGCCCGGTTCGGGCCGAGAAAGACCCGGCAGAGCCGGTGGTTACCATCCTCGCTGTAACCGCCGTTCTTGTCGAGAGGCAGCGTCAGCCACACTTCCCAGACCGTTGCGCCGACGCCCTTGGGATGAATGCCGACCGCCTCGGCCAGGTGCTTCTCGACGTTGGGCTGATCCTTGGACACCTTGTCCATCGACTCTTTGAGCGCCTTGCCCTCAGGGCGCCGGATGCACCCCTGCTCGATCATCTGGTCGATCTTGGCCTTGGTCCAATGGCGGACGATGGCGACGCCGCCACCGATCGCGAACGCCTCGTCCAGCGAGTCGACATTGGCCGGCCATACCGCGACATCGCTATCGTGCAGCACGTCGAAGACGGGCCGGCCCTCACGGATCAGCTCGGGCTCGCCCATGTCCTCGATGTCTTCGCCCGGGGCCTCCATCTGCTGCCCCGCGACCTCGACCCGGGGGCCGTGTATTTCACGTGAAACAATCTCGCGTTCGAGCTCGGCCCAATCGACATAGAGGTTGAGGTGGCCCTCGACGATCGCGAGGCGAATGAGGGGCTTCAGGACCTGCGTCTCGAACCGGGCGTCGCGCAGATAGTGTTCGAGGAGGCCGATCAGCGGCTGCGGCTGCGTGCCGTCCGCCGCAACGATCTCCAAGTAGCGCCCAGATTGCGGGCACATCTGATTGGAAAACCGGGTGACGATGGCGTTGACGGCATCGTGTATGATCGGGAAAAAGATGTTTGCGATGCCGTTGTAATACTGGTTGCCGTTCGCCTGGCAGTTGTAGCAGTCCCAATAATCGTCGATGTCGGCCGAGCGTTCGTTCTGGTCCTCGAACGCGCGCAGGACGTGGTTGAACACCTCGTCGAGTTTGTCACGGAGTTTTTGGTTGCGCCCGGCAAGGAGGTCGCGGTCGCGCGTTGGCGCGGCGCGCTCCTCCCCACCATCGCCAGAGCCGTCCGGCGCCGTAGCGGGTTCCGGCTCAAGCACAAGCCCGACGTCGGACATCTACTTCGGCGGCGCCGTCATCGCGGCGAGCGCGGCCTTCAGCGGATCGAGGTGCTGCTTGACGAAGAGGTGCGAGCCGGGCACCAGGTCCGCCAGCACCTGCATCGCGACCAGCATCGAGCCGAGCATCGAGTGAACGGGATCGGCGACCGGCGGAGCTTCGTCGAGCGCCGCCTGTGCCTTGGCTGCAGCGACTTTCGCCGGGGTCATTGTCTCGGCCATACTGTCTTCCTTACGCCGGGGTGGCGACGATGTTGATGCTGGTCGGCACCTGCGCCGGCACGACCGCGTTGATCGTGGCACGGGCCGTCGCGGTGAACGTGGTGCCGCCGATGATGGCGTCAACCTGGACCGTATCGACCCCGGCCTTGAGCCCGGTTTCGACGGCGGTGAGCCCGTCCTGCGATGCGGCCAGATCGCCGATCGTCGCATCGGCCTGCGACCATGCGGGCGGCGCATCGAAGACCGGGTTCGCGATCGGCTGGCCGTTCTGGTCGAGCACCTCGATCGAGAGGTTTTCGGCCTTGCCAACGTCAAGGGTGAAGTCCATGTGGATAACTCCATGCGGTATCAGTTCGACGGCGACATTGCCGACCCTGAGCCAGACAGATATACGCTTATGACGGCGGCGGCGCGAGTGGTGGCTTTTACCCAGATACTCGGGCAGGATGATGACCACTTTCCCCACGCTCATCGCGCCCTCATCGGCATCGCGCTCGCGTAGCGGCGCCCGCTTCGCTCATCGACGCGGTAGTTTTGCTCGGTATCCTCATCGTTGTCCACCGCGGCGAAGCGGATCGAGCCGCAGAACGCTTCGAGGCCCTCCATCAGCACGCGATAGGGGCCTTCCTCGGCGCTGTCCTGCAGACGGCCCCGGATCATTCCGCGAGTGTAGCCGCCGGCGAGCGCCCGCAGCGTCCACTTGGCGGCAGGGCTGACCTCGACCACCGGCATCCCGCGCACGGTGCGCGCAAGCGCGTCCCTTATATAGAGTGTGCCGTCGACCTCCGTGCCGCCGACCCGGACCTCGTTCGGGATCGCGCGCACCGCCTGCATCAGCCCGACATTCATGTGCCGGTCGCTGTGGTGCTGCGGGACGATCCAGGCGGGACGGTTGGGGCGAGACAGCATCCGGTCGGGCAGCGGCACCTTCAGCATCTCGTCCCACGGACGGGCAACCGGGACCGCGACAAAGCGGCTCGAATCGACGACCTGCGCGGCCGCCTGCGCGATGTCGGCAACACGCTCGACCGGGCTCCCTTCGTAGACCCAATCGGCGAGGATGCGCAGCGTGCCCTCAAACGCCTGAACCAGGATGGCGGTCGTCAGTCCTCCGGTAGCGTTGGCGGCGAGGGCGATGGGTTGGCCGGCGGCGATGTCGACGCCTTCGACGACGTGGCTGACGGGATCGAAGCCGTCGTAGATCGGCTGGGCTGGGCGCAGCGTCGGCGCATATGCAAGCGCATTTGCCGCGTCGCGAATGCCGTGCGGGAAGCTGAGCAGTTGAGCCTCAAGGGCAGGGAAAGGTTGGGCAAAGATCACCTCCCGGGCCTGAAAATAGGGTTGCAGCCCCTCGATGAAGCGGGTCTGGCCGCGGCCCTGCGTCCCGCTGATCGCCGCGATGGGCTTCAGCGGTAGCATGACCCCGCGCTTTACCTGCTCGTGGCGTAGCGGTTGTAGCAGGAATTGCTCAAGACCGTCTCGCTCGACGCCGAGCTGCACCAGGTCGAAGCGTTCGCAAAGGTCGAAGCAGAGCGCCACGATCTCGTCGGGGGCCAGGAAGAGAGCGTCCGAGGCCCAGACCACGAGCCGGTTCTTGACCCAGGACCAGATGGCGTATCCAGTGGCCGCGGCGTTGCCGTGGCTGGTGCGGGCGGGGTCGACCATTCCATAGACTGCCTCCCAGGTGCGGATGCGCTCCTCGTATTTGAACATCTCGCGCTTGAACACGCGGGCCGCGTCCGAGGAGGCGCGGCACATGAACTCCTGTTCGTAGAGGTTGAGGTCGCCCCGGTAGTCCTCCCGCAGCGTGTCGATCTTATCGAGCGGGAACTTCGCGGGCCATGTTGCGGTGCGCTCGCCGTTTTCGCCCACGCTCTCGATCGGGAACTTGACGACCGGCATCCGGTCGTTTTCGAGCCGTTCGGGGAGGCTATTCTTGCCGCGGCGGGTGCCGAGGAAGCGGCCCCAGGTCAGGAGCGCGTCGTCGAGGCAGGGCTGGAACGTCTGCTTCAGCCAGCGCCAGGTTTTCTCGCGCTCGGCGTCAGTGCGCTCCTCCTCGGGGTCCTCGATGTCGTCGATGATAAAGGCGTCGGGACGCCATTGGAGAAACTTGAGCCCGGTGATCGACTGCTCGCGCCCGAGGGCCTGGATCATTATGTCGGAGCCGAGCACAATCTTGCCATCCGCCCAGGTCTCGCCCTTCAGCTTGCCGAAGAGGCCATCCTCGGCGAAGTAGGGGTTCGTATCGATCTCGTTGCGGATTGCGGTCACGCGATCGCAGGCGCGGGCAAACGAGGGGCCGATGATGACGAGGTTATGGAACTCGCGGAAAACGGCCTTCAGGAGCGCGGTTTCCTCGGTGTAGGTGGTCTTGCCGATGCCACGGAAGCCTTCGATCGAGAGGCGCGGGATCGGGCGATTGATCGCCGCGACCATCTCGCGATGCGCTCGCGCCGAGGCGTCCGGGTGGCGATGGGCGAAGAGATGAGCGTGGGCAAACCAACGGTCCTCGTGCAAACGGCGGACGGATTCGAGGGCAAAATCGGCGAGCGCCGCCTTGTCGCCCGCCTTGCGCGCCGCGCGGAACTCGGGCGGGATCGCGAGGCGACCGGCGCTCACAGCTTCGCGGCGAGGTTCTTCGCCACCCACTCGGCGGTCGAGAGATCGGCGGAGAATGCCGCCGGGTTGGCGCACACCCGGTCGACGCCGGCGTTGACCACGGCGATCGGCAGGCTTGCCGCGGGGACGGCCGCTGCAACGAGCCCGTCCGCGATCTTGAAGAGTCCCGAATCGACACAGGCTCCGACGATGCGCGCCGTCACTGCCGGATCGCCCGGCTGCGGCTGGACCGCGCAGCCCGCGAGTGCGAGCGCACACATTATATATAGGGGCCTCATGGCTTCCTCGCCGGTGTGAAGGCCGGGGGCGGCGGCTCCGGGTCGGGAACGGCCGCCCTCGACGGATCGTGCACGGTATAGCCTGCGAGGCCCGAGCCCAGCGTCGCGATCAGCGCAGCGATGGCGCCGGCGACCTCGGGCGGAACGGCGAGCCCGGTGAGGCCCAGCGCCCAGATGATGACGATCGAGAGGGGCGTCGTGGCACCTGCGCCGCCGAGGCCCGCGGTAACTTTAGGAGAAATGGGGTTCATCCCGCCCTCATAGCACGCTTCTGCCGGAAAACGAAGCGGCCCCGCCGGGGAAAAGCGGAGCCGCCCCTTGACGATACCGCGAAGCATCGCCTAGCGTGTGCGCCGCGGGGGGTCGAGGCCCGCGAAGCAACCGGCCGAGGGAGGCCTTGCAATGTCAAATACTCCACCAAAGGAACGAAATCAACCACTCGCCATCGACCTCTACTGCGGCCTCGGTGGCTGGACGGAAGGGCTGCTCGCCGAAGGGTACGATGTCGTCGGCTTCGACATCGAGCGCCACCAGTACGGCGAGCACCGCTACCCGGCGCAGCTTATCGTGCAGGACGTGCTGACGCTGCACGGCTCGCAGTTCAAGGACGCCACGCTCATCGTCGCCTCGCCGCCGTGCCAGGCCTACAGCTACCGCGCGATGCCGTGGTCGCGCGCCAAAGCCCTGCCGCCGCCCGACAACACGCTGTTCGAGGCGTGCTTCCGCATCCAGCGCGAGGCTTGCGAGGCGGCGGGGCGGCACATCCCGCTCGTGGTCGAGAACGTGCGCGGCGCGCAGAAATGGGTCGGGCGGGCTCGCTGGAACTACGGCTCGTTCTACCTCTGGGGCGACGTGCCGGCGCTGATGCCGCCGACGCGCGATGTAGCAAAGGTAGCTGGTTTCCGATTTGACGGGAGCGGTGGCAGTTTCCAGTCGGCCTCGGTCAAGCAGTGTGGCTCGGGCGCGGCGTGGTGGGACAACGCGCTGGATGAAAGGCGCAAGGCGGCGACCGCGTTGATGCGGGGCGGTACGAAGCGGCCAGGAATCAACCTGTCCGAGGTCGGCTTCAACGTCGCCAACGCCCGCGAGTTCGGCCACATGGTTGAGGGCGCGGAATACCTTCGCACCGAAGATGACAAGCGCCAGCACATCGGCGTCTCGCGCAAGTTCGCCAGCGCCATGATCGCCAAAATCCCCCTCCCCCTCAGCCGCCACATCGCCCGGTGCTACCGATGACCAACTTCAGCGACGACGTAGAGTACGCAGCCAAGCCGCAAGTCTGGCGCCTCGTCGTCTGGGGCGTCTCCCCACAACACGCCGGCCTCATGGCCCGCCTCCGCCTCATCCCAGCCAAAAACAAACCCACGACCTTCTGGCGCGAGTACCCCGTTCAGAAACGCAGCCAAGTCGAGGCCGCCATCCTCGTCCTCGAAAGCGCCGGCCTCCACGGCATCGCCCGCAAGGCTGAGAAAACCCCCTTGCCAAAATTCAAACGCAGGCCCACCCTCGTCAACCGTGAAGGCTTCGGCGGCGCGCTCAACGCCCGCCCCATCGCCGGTACGTGGCGCCGGAAAACCCGCCACACATAGCCTCTGAGGAAGCGGAACACCGCGGAGAATACAGGACCCCGCACGCGCTTCCCGGCCCACCAGCCGCGGCACCCAAGAAACAACCGCTCCAGCAGGTCGCCCGCATCCAAGAGGGTTATGGACCCCTCAACCGATTGGTCCCTGCCGCCCGCGCGAGGTCCAAGCACGGAGGTTTGGCCTCAAAACCCACCACGCTCAATTTGTGCCCACGCACTCGGTGATGTCGACCGCAAACGGACAGGCTCCCGTAGGGGGGAGGGGCGGCCTCCTGTCCGCAGACACCCATCGCGATCACGAAAATGTGATTGACACCCCGATTCCGAAAAACCTGCCGCAGTTTTCTCGGGGGAGTGCAAATTCACCCACCGCGCCGCCGCGTCCCGGATTTTCCCCGAACGCCGACTGGGCCGGTTCATCCGCCCAACTGCCGCTGTATGTGGTTGATCTAGAACGATTGTGTTGCTCTGGCTGCAGCGCTACCCATCATTGTACCCATCACGCGGAGGGCGGTTGAGGCCGCTCGCTGTGCACGATTTGTGCTGATATGACTTGACGGCATGGGCGGCGCTCGCGCAATGCTCAATCCGCATGGACATGGGAAGATGTGGCGCTCGGACGCGCTTTGGCACGCGTTGCACGCAGCGTCGGCTTAAGGGGAAGCGTCGGTGCCGGCAACACGGTGGGATGTCGACCAGACCGACCCGGGTCTACGGCTGGCCTCAGCGGCTTTTGGTGCGCAATCTAGCTGTGCGGGCTCAGCGTGCAGCGTTGGGGCTGCCGTGGTACGGTGGGGCTCCGAGGAAGCCGGAAAGGGTGAAGAGCATGGCGGAGAAGGCGGTAGCGTTGATCGACGCGGAGGTACAGGAGCTCGAGGCTCGGTTGCCTGGCGACATCATGGTTGCGGATCCGCTGACGCTGAACGGTGCCGAGCTGATGGCGCGGGGGGCGTTGGAAGGATTGCGGCAGTTGCGGTTGATCATCGTTCAGCCGCTCGATATCGAAGGGACGATTCGGGAGGAAAGCAACTGGGGTTTGAAGCAGCAGCGGCTTGTGGGCGACATGGCGCACGCGCTGTTGAAGCAGGCTCGGGAGCGCGCCGAGGGCGAGCGGAATTACGACCTGATCGGACGGTTGCTGGCTGCTATGGCTGCGGAGAAGGCGGAGGAATAGATCAGTCCTCCTTTGCGGCACGCTCGCAGAAGCCGCGCAATCGGGCCATCACGACATCGGCAACGGGGTCGAGCATGTCGAGCAAGCAGCAGATGATTGCCGTTTGACGGCCGACCGGGACGCCTGATGGCGCGTCGGTGATCTGCCTGACGAGGGTGGGGAGACTGAGGCCGAGGAGCTGGGCGGCCTCTGCCTGCGTGATGGCGCGAGCGCGTATCCACGCGCGGAGTTCGGCTTTGGTCATGCGCGTTTCCACCAGATGATAAACACCGTAAGGAGCACCGCGATTATGAGATAAGCGAGTTCCATCACTATGTTGCCAACGACCGAATAGCCGATTGCTCGGCTTGCGTCATGTTCAGCTCTGGATATTTCGCGCCATCCCGCATGTTTTCGAGGGCGCGCCAGATGTCCAAGTCGGCAACAGCGGCGAACACCCCGACCCGCATGCACGAGCAGAACCGACGAGCCTGATGCACATGCTCGAACGCGCGGATCTCGTCGAGGTCGACCATCCTCGCGTTCTGCCAATAGGTCAGCCACTCTTGAATTTTGCTCTGTTTCATCGCTCATCCCCTTGTTCAACGTCAGCACCCTACCGCATGACCCCGACCCCGAGTACCGCATTATGCGCATGGCTGGCATACCTCATTATGCGTTGCCGCATACCTCATCCTGCGCCATTGTCTGTTCACGGCAATGGCGCCGCAGGGGACACAGACCATGTACGAGATCAACTTCGCCACTTGCACGCTGGAAGACGTTATCGAGCGCTCGGCAACGTGCCATCCTGGCCTGTTTGCCGATACGCTGCGCGAGCAAGCCCGCACCCACATCAGCGCTTATTCATCGATCGCGGCTTACGATCGGCACGCGGGCAACGTCGCGGCGAATATGGCTTCCGATTGCAACACGATGGCGGAACGCCTCGCGAGCGATGGCGACATCGGCGAGTTGACCTTTGGGCAGCGGATCATCGCGTTTGGCATCGCCGCTCGGCTGCAATGCGTCCCGCACGCAGCGCAGCGTGACATCGCTCGGCGCGATGATGAGGCCCGCACTGCCGCATAACCTCCCCCGCCCCCCAACGGCCCGCATGGATGACCCCAGCGGGCCTGAGGCGGTAGCGGCAATGGTGCCGCAGGGGATGAGACGATGATCTATCAGGCGATAATCACGAAATACGTTGGCCCGACAAACACCAAGGGCGGCCGCATCATCGCGTCGACCGAAAGCGGCATCCGCCACACGATCAGCTATCCACACGAGCTGACCAGCGAGCAAGGCCACCGCAAGGCAGCCGAAGAACTGGCCGCCAAGCTGAACTGGCAGGGCAAGCTGCACGCCGGCGGCCTCAGGACCGGATATTGCTTCGTCATGCTCGACAGCGCGGCCTGAGGAGGACGGACGATGACGACCAACCTGATTTACACGCCACGCGATTACGACCGCTTCGACGCATCAGCCGCCGCCCTGCGCGAAGATGCCCGCAAGGCTCGCGAATGGGATATGGGTTATGTCCACGGTCGGGCTAATCGCCCGCACGATCCGATCTGGTCGTGGTCGCAATCCTATCGGCTAGCCTACGGCAAAGGCCAACGCGAGAGAACGCCATAACCGCCGCCACACGCGCGAAAGGGTCCGGGGGGTTCTCGACATGCTCCCGGACCCTTTCCTGCACTCACGCCTCGAATTTGGGGCATTTTGAGCCATCGTAGGAGAAACCGAATGACTTACATGGAATGGGTTTCGCGACTGCCAGAGGTCGGCGGGAAACTCAAGGCCAAGGCCAAGCGGGTTGAAAAATTGCGCGAGGAAGCTCGCCAGCTTGAGGATGAGGTTTGCGCGACCGTCAGCAGGCTATGGTCCGATGCCGAGGTGAAGAAGGCAAAATCATGATCCCGCAAGCGCAGTTCGCCGCGATCCTCGATGCCGCCAACGCCGCGGTCGACAAGCGCATGGCCGAGCGCGAGGCAATCCGCCCACTCCTGCCGCTCTACCCGGGGTACACCTGGGCGCAGATCCATCGCGGGCTTACCGTGCCGGCAGTCGAGCTGCCGCCTCCGTGATCCGCCCAACCCCCTCGGTCGCGTCGAGCACCGCCCGCATCCGAGCCTCTAGCGCATCGCAGCGCTGAAAGAGCGTCGTCGGTTGCGGACGCTTCGGACTAGGGCTCGGCGAACCATGCCGCGCCCAAATGCCCGCGATCGTGTTCTTGGTTACGCCAAACGCTTTGGCGACCGCCTTCTGCGACATGCCGCTTTCCAGCATCTCCATCACCCGCCCCTGCTGCTCTACGCTCAGAGCACCGTTACCCCGTGCGTTAGGATGCCGGATCAATGTAAACCTCCGCCGTAAGCGTGTCCGTTGACCGGTCGATCCGGTTTCGCATTGCGCACCCAATTCCGCCAGGTGGCTCGCCAATCGAGCTTCAACGCGTTCGGGCCAGGCTTCGCCACCCAATAATCCTCGAACAGGTACGACTGATTGCTCATGTCCAGATCGGGCCGCCATTCCCTGCCCTCCTTGAGCCATTCGAGCGGAACCGTCTTGCCCTCGGGGTAGGTGCCTTCACCGCTAGGCCATCGGGTGCCCCGCGCAGCGGTCGGCTTCTTTGCAACTGCGATAGCAGTTGTTTCTTCCTCCGATTCCTCTTTGACGGTTCCTCTTAAGGTTCGGGTGACATTTTCAACACCTTTTTTGGGAGCGGATGTCACCTTTTTTGGTGCAGATGTCACCTTTTCTTGGGAAATAGGCGGCAAAATGCCACCCATTCCTGCGATGACAAATCTGCTGGTGCGCCCCCGCCCTACGCCGCGTTCGATCATCAATTCGCCGATGGCTTCAAGCCTCGCAATTGCACGCTGCGCTTGGCGCTCGCACAACCCAGCCTCGGAGGCTATCGTCGCGATGGAGGGGAAAGCGTTACAACCGTTCGCATCGGAGTGATTTGCAATTGAAAGCAGAGCCAGCCGGGCACCCAGCTTTGCCTTGCTGCTGGTAATGACCCAGACCATCGCCTGAATGCTCATTCGATTACTCCCTTCGCTAAATTGTCAAACCGCTGTCGCTCGCCGGACCACGCCACGCGAGCCATGCCGGTGCGCCCGTGCCGATTCTTTGCCACATCGATCTCGGCGAGCCCGCGCACCTTGTCGATCTCCGCCTGATGGTCAGCCAGACGCTCCTCGAAAGCATCCTGCCGCTCCCTGGCGTTGCGCTGGAGCCGCTCGCGTTCGAGGTAGTATTCTTCCCGAAACAGGAACATCGCTACGTCTGCGTCCTGCTCAATGTCGCCCGATTCCCGGAGATCCGAGAGCATCGGCCGCTTGTTGTCGCGGTGCTCGACGGCGCGCGACAATTGCGACAACAACAGCACCGGGATCGCAAGCTCTTTGGCGACCGCCTTCAGATTGCTCGTGGCGTCGCCAATCTCGAGCCGTCTGTTCTCAACCCTGCCTCCCTGGCGGATGAGCTGCAGGTGATCGACGATTACCAGGTCGAGCCCATGGCGGCGTTTCCACCGCCGCGCCCGTTGCCGCATCTGCGCAACCGACAGCCGAGCCTGATCGTCGACCGCTATCGACATCCCGGCGAGGATCTGTTGCGCCTCGATAAGCTTTGGCCATTCATGCGCCTCGAGATTGCCGTGCCGCTGCCGGTCGGTAGAAATGCCCGTAAGTCCGGCAAGCCAGCGCTGCGTCAACTCGCCCTTGGTCATCTCCAGCGAGAAGAACAGCGATTGTTTACCGACGTGTGCCGCGTTGAAGGCTATCGTCGATGCCGCCGCGCTCTTGCCCATGCCGGGACGACCGCCAAGCACGATCAACTCCCCCGCTCCCATGCCGGCGATAATGTGGTCGAGGTCAGATAGCCCCGTGTCGACGACCGTCGCCCCGCCCGCTTTATAGGCCGCCTCGATATCGGCCACGGCACCGCTCGATATGGCGCCGACCGCCTCGGCGCCGTTCTTTGCCGTCGCATGTGCAATTTCGTAAAGCCGCTGTTCAGCACCGTCGACAACATCATCCGCTGACCGTCGGGGATCGGAGAAATCCGCCGCGTCAGCAATCGTGTCCTGCGCGGCCAACACGATCTCTCGCCGCCGCGCGAGGTCTGCGATCTGTTTTGCATAGGACGGGCTGTTTAGGACCGATACGGCGCCCTGCAGCAGACGCATCAGATATTTTCCGCTGCCTAGTTCGGGGTCGTTGTCAAACGCCTTCCGGAGTAGCGCGGGATCCGCCTTCTCTCCGCGCCCGACGCGCTCGCCGATGAACTCGAAGATACGCCCGTGGATTCCATGTGAGAAATCGCCGGGTCCGACGATATCGACGACATGCTCGTAGGCTGCGTTGTTGACGAGGAGAGCGCCGAGCAGCGCCTGCTCGACCTCCGTATTGTGCAGATCGGCCCAAGGGTCTTTCGGTGGCCCGCTCATTCCCCGCACGCCTCGATGAACGCCGCCGCCGCAACAGCAACAGCGCGTTCGGTCTCGGGCGTAATTCGTTCAAGTCGGGCGACGATGGCGAGGCGCAAGCGCTCCCAGGCGCGATCCTCCGGAGAGCCGATGTACGGTATCTGTGGCGATTGCACGCGCACGCTCCTGTCCCTTGTCCCCAAGGAAGTCCGAGCGCGGGCCGCGACCTAAATCGTGTGGCCGGGGACAGGCGCAACCGGGTCAAACTCCTATCCGTCGATGGGAGCTGGCCCGCGCTCGTCGGCGATTATATGGGATGCGGTCGGCGATCTCAACTCCCAACCGGCGTCTTTAACCCAACTGCGGAAGATCACGAACGGCATAAATCCGCGCCGCGCAGGATGCGTGATAGAACCGTCCATTGCATTCCGGGTTGCACCAACAGCTTCGACCGTGACACCACAGGCCCCAATGTTGGGCAGAACCGTTCATGCTCAAACCTCGCCGTGCAGCAACCACCAGCGCACCAGCGCCTTGCGCACCCGCTCCCACCCCCGCCGATGCGTCGTGTAGCCGAGCGCAACCGAGGCGTCACGGGCACTTACGTCCCAATACTTCCAGTGCCGGATCATCTCATCGGCGACCTCGCGCGCCGCTTTAACATCGCCCGGCATCATGCTGCACACAATGGACAATCGCCTTTTATGTAGAGCGGATGACGTGGCTTATCGCCAAGGTAAACGATGTTGATTCCGCTCTCTCGCAAGGTGCGCATAACAGCAAATCCGCGCCCGAGATAATCGCCATGAGCACCCCAGGCTGCGACCACGCGGCTATGCGGAAACAATACCTCGCGTATCCACTCGTCGTTGTCGGGACCAATCGGATCGCTCGCATGGCGCAGAGCTTTCGGATCGGTAGCGCGGAAGGCGAATAGGTTAAGCACCTCTATTCCACCCGCACCCTCGCGTCGAGCGAAAGACATGCAGCGACGAATGGTCGGATCATCAATCTCAGCATCAGCGGTCGACGGATTGAGCATGATCCACGGTAACGGCAGCTTCGTGCCGTCCCATATACGCGACAGACGATAGC